CGCGCTTTGCGTCGCCGCATAGTGCTTGGCCTGCTGGCCGAGCGCCTGCTGATTGGCTTTCCGCGCGGCGCGGCGCAGCGACAGCGCCTGCCCGTCCAGCCCCGCGGCCGACGCCTTTTGAGCGGCGAGGTTGAAGATTTCGGCTTTCAGCGCCGTGCCGGCCTTGCCCATGCCGAGATTGGGCAATTCCTCGCCGTTCATCACCCGATCGGCGAGCATCGACTTGGCTTCCGGGGTGAGCGTCGGCGCGTCATTCTCGGGCGCGGGCTTCGGGTTGCTGGCGATGACGCGCGGGCCGCCGTTCGGTGCACCGCCCGTCGCAAGCGCGGTGTTGTTGGCGTCGCGATTGGCCCAGGCATGGGCGTAGCGCTGTCCGCTCGGCTTCTGGCCCAGCGCCTGGAAATAGTTCGACGAGATGAGCATGAACTTCGCCGGGTCACCGCCCGATTGCGCCAGCGCGCGCTTCGCGAAGCCGGGGTTGCGGATATAGACGTCGAAATAGGGCGTCTGCAGGTTGGCGGGCAGTCGCTCCGCGCCACTCGGCACCCAATATTTGTCATGGTAGATCTGCACCGCCTCGTCGCGGGTCAAATTCTTGACGTCGACGCCGGGATTGGCTGCCTGGTTGATGCCGAAATTGACCGGCGCACCATTCATGTCGCTCGGGTTGTAGCCGCCCTCGTTGTGGAGGACGGTGTTGACGGCATGGTCGAAGCCGCCCGGCGCACCCGTTGGTGCGCCGCCACCCGCATTGCCAGCGCCAGCGCCGCCCGTTCCGCCCGGGTCGACCAGTTGCGCGCCCAGCGGCAACACGACGGGCTTGCCCTCGATCGCGAGGTTGTGGCGGGACGTCTCGGCCAGCGTCGCCGCCTTTTCATGCGCCTCGAGCGCTTCCTTGATCGTCTGGGTCGAAGCGACGAGCTCCTGAATGTTGGCGTCGGTCGGGTCAAACGCCGCGATCTCTTCCGGCTTCCAACCCGCATCGACCAAAGTCTGGGTCGCGCCCTGGATCGCTGCCTTGCGCTGTTCGTAGGGCAATTGCGCCGCGCCATAGGCCACCGCCGCGCCGACCTCGGCCTTGTGCGCCAGTTGAGCGCGATGTTCGTCCTGCAGCCCCTTGATGTGGCCGTGGAGGTCGAAGTCGCCTGCTGTAAGCGCCGTTTTGTCCGCCCCGTCGAAATCGCCCGACGCGGCCATGCTTCCAGCCTGCGCCGCTCGGGCCTGTGCCGCCTCAGCCGCCGCAATGGCCTTTTGGTGCTCGGCAATCGCGGCCTTGCGCGCGTCGATCTCCTGCTGACCCGCTTCGATCTCCTGGCGCGTCTTCATGATGTCAGCGGCATTCGGAATCTTGTCGCTGGCGTGGAGAATGATGTTGGGGTCGAGCTCGGTCATCCGTGTGGTGCTCCCGGAATGAAGCTGGCGGCGCTGTTGAGGAAGCCGCTGATCGCGTTGCCGGTGTTGACGTACGAAGAGGCGCGCGCGTTGGCGGCGGCGTTGTTGTTGCTGGCGATATTGTTGACGCCGGTCTGGAGCTGGCCGGTCAATTCGTTGCCTGCCGCGATCCCGCTGTTCGTCGCCGTCTGCCCGGTCTGCGCGAGCCCGGCGAGGCGATTGTAGCGGGTCGTCATATCGTTGTTGAAGCGATTGTAGGCCGCGCCATATTCGCCCGACGCATAGTCCTGGTTGTACCGCGCCAGCGCCTTCAGTGCGCCGCCGGACAGGATCCCGCCACGCGCCGCGGCCGATGCCTCGACGCCGCGCTCGCCCTCTGCCTGGCGGAAGTCATAACCGGGGTCTTTGACGAAATCGGCCATCGTGAACGAGCGGTTGAAATCGCCGCCGTCCTTGGTGCCGGTGCCAAGCTGGCCGAGCGCCGTGTAGCCAGCTTCACGATAGGGGGCGAGATCGGAGCGGGCGAGGTCATATTGACGCTTGGCCTCCGCGTCCTGCTCCTGCTGCAAGGCCGTGTTTGCCTTGGTCGCGCTCTTCTGCGCCTTGGCGGCCTTGTTTCCGGCGATGATCGATCCGGCGGCACCAATGCCAGCCGCCGCGACCCCGGCAATCGCTGCAACGGGCATCAGCCGATCTCCATTTCATAAATGCCGTAGGGCTCGCCCAGCGTCTCGCTGACGGCGCCGGTCGGCTTCATCCCCATCGCGGTTGCGAAGGCGACGACGTTGCCCTGTTCGGGCAAAATCTTGGTCCACAGCCGATCGGCGATTCCCGACATGATCGTGATCGCATCGCGCGCCGCTTGACGCGCCCATTCGCCGCGACCGCCCTTCAAGATGAAGGTGTGGACCTCGTAATCGCGCGGGCCAGACTTCGACATGGCAAAGCCGCCGTGCTCGCCCATCAGCCAATGGTTTTCCGGGATCGCCACCGCGCCCGCCATGTCCAGCGCGCCGGCATCGCCAGCGCCGATGAACGGGCGGACCTCGGGGGCATTGACCACGCGGTTGATCGCGTCGACGTCGAAGGAGCGGGCGAGGATCATGTCAGTTCCCGCCCGCTGGCCCGCACGGTGAGCGCGCCCGCAACCGACGACAGCACCGAAATGAAATCCCCGGCCGTCAGGATATGCCCGACCAGTTCCGGGCATGTGTAACACTCGCCCGCTGCCAGCGACTTGCCCGCGATGATCGTGTTGGCGGCCGATGGAACGCCGCTCGTCGGGATGATGTAGACCGTCAGCGTCGCGGCCGCGCCGGTCGTGTTGGTCGCGGTGAACTTGTCGATGATCGTCTTGGTCGCCGCGGGCGTGGTATATTGCGTGGCGGCGGTAATCGCCGTCAGCGTGGCCTCGAACAGCGGACGGGCGGTGATGCTCATAGGACCACCAGCCCTTTGCCCATGTCGTCGACCCGCTTGCGAAGCTCGGCTAGCTCATCGCGAATCGGCGAGACGACAGCATCGCCGCCAAGCGCGAAATCGTCGGCAATGCCGCCTAGCTGGGCCGGGAAAAGGCTCTGCAGGAACAGGAACCACTCGCGGGTGATCATCCCGTTCTGATCGACGAACGGGACGCGCGGCGCGATGAAGCGAGTCGTGGTGCCCATCAGCTTCGCGCCCCCGTCACTTCGAGCTGGGCGCTGGCAATCGCGACCCTCACCGGATCGGTGATCGAGACGCGGAAGGCCCGATCACGCGACCGGCCGAGCCTGCGCCATTTCGCGCGGGCCGTGCGATTGCCGATCTTGCCGAACGACGACCAATGCTCGTTCGACCAGGACACGCCGCCATCGTCCGACCACGACAGCATCGCCTGCGGATCGCTGCCCTGCCCCGAATTGAGCCCGACGCCCGCCTGAAGGTCGATCTGCAGCGAGTGGAAGAATTGCAGGCGGTCGCTGTTGGTGACGTGTGGCGCGATCCGGGTCCGCTTGATCGGGTTGCCGTTGTCGCTGAAGACCTCGAGCGACATCGTGTAGATGTTGCCGTTCTGCCAGTCTCCGACCAACGTCTTGCCGGCGAAATTCATCTGGCAGTTGGAGCGGTGCCGGCCGAGCGTCCCGTCGGCGTTCAGATAGCCGCGCTCGTGCCAGAGGTTCGTCGCGATATCGAGCACCCAGGTCGCGTTCGCGCTCGGGAAGGTGATGACGTAGAAGGTGTGGCCTTCCTGGGCATAGGTGTAGGCCACCGCGTCGCTGATCGTGGAATAGGAGGCGATCGCATATTCGACGGCATGGTTGGAAACCCGCGTCGGGGTGTAGCCAGAGGCCCGCTGGATCGTCCCGTAGCCCCGGTCGTCGGTGGCGAGCCAGAACACGGTATTGTCGGCCTTGGCGACGCTGAACGCCGCGGCGCAGCCGACCTCGAGGAAGGCGCCCTGGATCCGCGCGAACGGGAAGTCGCTGTCGCCATTGTCGAACCACACCTCGGTCGTGGTGGTGCCGAACAACCAGACCTCGCGGTGATCGACGATGATCGAGATGATGTTGTCCGGCGCGCCTTCCGCCGTGGCGAAATCGAGACCGTCGATGTTCGACCCGTAGAGCTGGGTGATCTGGAACTGGCCCGTCCCGGTCTTGTTGAAGATGAAATAGCCGTCGTCGTAATAAACCGTGTCGGCGCCGGCGAAGTCCGGATCGGTGATCTGGGTCAGGGTCAGCGCGTTCGGATCGAGGAAATAGCCGGTCGCGCCGCAGACAAGCATGATGATCGTGCCATTCGAAGCCATCGACACCACCGGGTTGGCAGCATCGACCGTGCCGGGGAAAGCAGTCGCGACGCCGGCCGTGGTCAGCCGATAAACGGTCGCGCCGACCACGGCGATTGCGACGGTCTCGCTGAACTTGAGCAGCGCGCGGACCCCGTTGCCGGCGAGCGCCGACCACACCGATAGCCCGGGCGTCCCGATCAGCATGCCGGGCGAGCGGGCCGAGCCGCTTTCGTTAGGCTCGAAATAGAGGTTGATCGTGCGCTGGCAGTCGAACGCCGGGCTACGCCCGCTGAAGCTTCCGCCGACGAAGGGGAAATTGCTCATCCGCCGTACGCCGTCGAGGGCATCCGGCTTCCGCCAAGCGTCGGATCGAACCGGGCGACCGCGGGGGTGCGGTTGGAGCGCTTGATCGCGGCATAGGTCGCGCGCGCCGGGCCCGACACGTCGATCGCGCCGCCATATTGCGCCGACAGCTCGGCCGCGACCGCGAATTGGAGCGCGCGGGCATAGCCGGGCGGATAGCTGATCGCCTGGCCGACGCTCGTTG